TTAATCATCTGAATAGCACTACCGGGGGATTGCTCTCCCTGTGCTAGTACATCACGGCTGGTGTCTAAGCCGCCTCTGCACATTATTTTGTGTACTGATAATTGATCAGCCATGTTGTTATGCTATCCTAGAAGATGTACGTTGCCCAGACCTAACAGCATAAGTGGATCGCATCTGAAAGGTATCATCCATTAATACGTTACGCATGGCTTTAATACCATCTTCAAAAGAAGCTTGGTGCATCTGTGCGCTCTGTGCGTTAGAACGGAACTGCATCATGTACATCATGGCACCATCAATGACCACATGGCTAAATCTCTCAGGTATAATACTTACATCATCAAATAAATTAAGTGAGGCTGGCGTACTCCAATAAGTATACTCTACTTCATAAGCAGCATCAGGTACGGGGGTAACACCAAAGGAAGTGTCATACGTTTGAAATACTTGTGTTGGCGCACTTAAACCTGTAGCTGGTGCAACATCGTCAGCAGACCTATGAGACTGTGTGTACTCTTCATAAGGCATAGGTTTTAAAACTGCAGGAGTATTAACCTTAGAGGCTAACTGTTTAATATAAAAAGTATCCCAGTCGGAACTTGAATAGTCGGCTGGAAAAGAATATGTAGTAACGCCTACTTGTAGCGTTTGTGTGTATGTTGTTTTAATGAAAGGCCACTCTTGACCATCTTGCAATATACGTCTGATACTACTATTAATAGCATCTTTAGCAAGGGCTTGGACATTTCTAAGAGTATCAAATCCATCACCAGCCGCATCAATCTGTACTTCATTGAGCCGTCTGAGAACTTCATTTGCAAGTGAGACATAAGTTGCCATTATTTTTACTCTTTACATAATAAAAGAAAGGGGGCAGATTGCCCACCCCCTCGGTGATAACGCTTAGGCTACGTTATACTTTGCTACGACAAGAGCTTCTGGACGAAGGATCTTGCGACCATACAAGTGCATACCACGCACAATGTCGGCAAAGCTATCTGGATCACGATAAGTCTCAGTCTTGTTGATCTGCTGTGCAGTAGCAACACTTGAGTCGTGACCAGAAACAATCACACCATAGTTGGTGTTTTGGTTAGCAGAACCAGAAGTTGCTGCACCAGTACCTACAGAAGGAAGGTTGTTAGAAACGTATACACGGAAACCATGTAAGTTGTCCAACATCAAACCATTACGTAGACCACCAGACTGTCCCCAATCCATGTTCAATAGACGAGAATCCTCATCTGCCAACACTTCTTGGAATACAGAATCCACAACCAACCAACGGCCTTGCTTGTCCACGTTGTTCTGATCCATGATACGAGCCATACGTGCAATTACTTGCAACGGAGTGGCAGTAGCAGTAGATACAGCAGTAGCACCAGATAGACGGGCAGCTAGAGGGATAGAATGATCAGCAGCACTTGAGGTAGTGATGTTGCCAAAGTCGCTCTTCTTAAGCTTGTTAGCAGCTAACAATTCGTCAGAACCAGCAGCAGCATTAGCCTTAGTGCCAGAGACAGTAGTGTTAACTACACCAGCGTTGGCATGGAGAGCCGCTTGCTTGTAACCAGACAAGTAACCCAAGATTTCTTGGTCATACTGGTCAGCCAAACGATAGGCCGCACGATTACTAGCCATAGTCAGCCAGTTGATGTGGGTCTGTTGCTCTTCAATGTCATCCAATTTAAATGCAAAGTAGTTAGACTTGTCTACAGTTAAAGTGAAATCAACGTCAGTTAAATCCTGAGTAGCAATGGCAGTACCACGGGTGTAGGCACTAACAGAAATCTCAGGCTCTTTGATAATACGTACAGAGTCACCAGCATTGGCAATCTCACCGAAGTAATCACTGTTGGTGATAGCTTCACAGATTGCTGACTTGCGGAACTCCATCTGTACTTGTTTGCTATAAATTACAGGTGAAAAATTACCTGAGTTTAAGTTGGTATAACCACTCGCTTGTGCAAAAGCCATGATATATACTCCTATATAAATTGTAATGGAGCTATTACAATACCATAGAGGCTGTCGTTAAAGGGTGCAGGTTACGTGAGTTGATCGCCTCGGTATAACACTGGGCCTTGTCTGAGCAGGTTTGTCTATTTACTATTGTGATTGCTTATATGTTATACACGAATTTGCAGAACATATTTTGTTACTTAGTATAGGGTAGCCGAATGGAGCCTACGCTTGTGTAACGTGCTAGTGCAACTAGAGGATCAGTCCAGCTACACTAGCGGTTTGGTACAGTTATACTGATTTTTAGTTAAATGTCAAGAGTTATTTAACATTTATTTAACATTAACGTGCCTTACCTGATACATCATATACAAAGTTACCACTACGCATTGCCTTAGCAATTGCATCTTGATGCTCTTCATACTGACGAATATCCATCTTAGCCACATCAGACTCTAGGTATTGCATCTCACCAGAGCCTTCTGTTGGTGCAGAACCCCCACGAACACTAACGTCCTGTGCAGCACTGCGGCTATTACCTTTCTTTCCTTTACTCTTCTTAGTAATGCCAGCATCTAACTTGTACAAGTCAATTGCCCTAGCAGCACTAGTTGCGTCTGATTCATTATGATACAAAGAATCCTGTACCCATTTAGGCTGTGCATCTACCCAATCATGGAATGCATCTTCTTCACGAATCTGCTCAAAGTCAGGGTGAATCTGCATTAGCTGTGCTTCTGCTTTACCTTTGTTAGCACTAAGTTGCAGATCATCAATCTCTTTCATACGATTACTAAGAGTTTCGTTCTGCTCCCTTGCAGCCTTCAATGCCATTGTCTGCATGATGTTAGCTACTTGAGGATACTTACTTGCCCATTCTGCAATCTCGTCCTCGGTGCTAGGTAGTTCCATGTCACCAGTTGATGTAGCTTTTAATTCAGACTTTAATGACTTAATCTGTTCTTCAAAGTCACTCTTCTGTTCTTGCTGATGCCTACGTAAATCCCCGTACCGCTTTTTGAAAGATCGCTCTTCTGCTGTATCGGGTGTTGCATCATCTTGGCGTTCCTCAGGTGTCATACCTTGCTCTGCCTTTAATGCTGCTAACTCTTCCTCGTCCTTCTTCATACGTGCTTCTTTAGTATCAACTCGCATAAATCCTTTAACTGCAGGTGTACTCTTTACTGCTTGCATTGCTTCCATGATTTTACTCTCTTTTTGGGGCTAACAGTGGGGAAGGTACAGTATTGTACCCCCCGATCTTAGGTAGCCAATAAAGGGTATTAAGTGCGTTTTGCTGCCAAAGCTCCCTTTTTAGCTTGTGCTTTCTGTTTTGCTTTCTTCTTAGATGCTAGTCCTGCTGTAGGATCATTACGCATCTTCTTAATCTTTGGCTTATTCTTTGTAGCTAGACCGCCTTGAGATAGGCCAAAGCTGTACCCACTCTTTGCAGTACCTGCTCCTTTTCCAGCAGCCCCTGCGCCACCTCCACCGCCATAGCCACTGTTGTCACCTTTTTTATTGCTAGGATCACCACCACTATTCACAGTAGTTTGAGATTGCTGCCTACGTTGCTGATCTGTTAATGTAGCGGCTGCTACAGGATTAGTTACTGCAAGTTCATCCGATAGTTTCTTTTCATTTCTAACAACTGCTCTCCTATCTCTATCTCTAATCCTATCTTGTTCATCTTGCGCTCTTTTAGCCTGTCTTTCTTGTTTATCTTTCGCTCTCTTAGCTTGCCTATCCAGTTCGTCTTGCTGACGCTTGCTTATAGTATTTTCAGCAGGATCATTAGTACCCATTAAACTATTTAATAAATCATTTAATCCTAGTTGAGTACCTGATTTTTCTAGTGCAGCCGTTACAGTAGCAGGGTCAAGTCCATTATCAATTGCGTATTGTTGGAACTCTAACTGCCTCCTTACCATTTCTTGTGTAGGAGTTAGCGCACCTAATGCACCTGTAGTGCCTAAAGTTGCACCTGTGGTAGTAGGAGTACCTACACCCTCATTAAGTTTAAGTTGAGATTGCTCGTCAAAGAAATTTTCATTATAATTAAGCTGTTCTTTTAAAGCGGCATCATATTGATCTTGATACTCTGATGCATCTACTACGGAATCAGGAACACCATTCATTTCTTTAAGTAATTTATCTTCTCTATCAACTACGTCTTGGGCCAGAGGTGTAGGTGTATTAACAAATCCTGTAGTATTATCATCGGGAGTACCCGTTACTTCTACGGGAATATTAGGAGTAACACCTAAGCTTTCTGCAGAGTATTGAGATCCCTCCGTAGTATACGTAATGTCTTCATCTATAATAACACCTTCTGGAGTATAATCAGTAAACACAGTACTATCATACTGACTACCTTCATTAGTAATGTCAGGATCAAATGCAGAAGTTACAACACTAGATTTAGGAAAAACATCCCTATTAGGAGGAATGATGTCTGTTGAAGTAGCTACATTATCTTCTACTAATGTGTCTAATTGAGTTGCTATTACAACAGCTTCCTCTGGAACTGTACCTGTATTAAAAATAGTAGAGACAATATCCTCAACTTTTTCTTTTAATTTATCTTTAGATCCAAAAGTATTACCAACAGCACTAAAAAAAGCTTCAACCATACCACCTGCTTTTACGTAGTCTACGGCACCTTCTGCTATGGATTTAAATAACGCACTTAAATTTGGAGTTTTACCAAAGACAGATTCTTTTTCTTTTGGTGAGAATACTTTACCCTTAGTAGGATCTGTATTCATAATTTCAGTATAGCCCGGATCTGGCAGACCTAATCTTTTATTTTTATTATGCACTTGATTTTGTGCTAGGCGTTTTAATTCTACTGAGGACTTTCCTTCCATCATCCACTTGTCTATAAAATTAGGATCAGTTGCCCATCTGTCGTAAATAGCTAAAGCATCTGGAGTCATTAGCGCATCCATTTTACTAGAAACTAAATCCTCATTAGTAGCATACCCTGTCATAGAATTAGCTTCGCCCCGTGGGTCTACATTGCCATCTAAAATATCTTTAGTAACAGCATCCAATGCTCTATTACGATTCCTAGTAATTTTATCTGATCTAAGGGTATGATGTAATTTAATAGTATCCGTATCTGTATCAGAAACAATACCATTCCAAGGATTATTCGGATCTCTTAAGTTGTCTATCTTGTTATTTCCTTGCCCCAAACTACCAGTTGTATTGCCTCCACCCTGTGTTGGAGTTGTTACAGGCTTAGAACCCACAAGATAGTAACCTTCTGGAACAGGAGTAACAGGCTTACCTTTAACATGCGCTATTTTAATAATGTCGCCAGCATCATTAGTATACTCCGCATACACTACTGAAGTATTCTCTGCAAACTTTCTACCACCTGTATATGTCTCATACGTAGGCATCTCTGCTACAGATCCACCTTCTGCAAAACGCTGTACTGCACTATCAAAGTCCCCACCATCCATACCATCAATGAGGGCATCCATCTCCATGTCATCATCCATCATAGGATCTTCCATAGCAGGAGCAGGTTGCCCACCCACTTGCCCCTCAGCTTCCATCTCCGCAAGGCCAGCCTTAGCTGCATTACGCATCTTCATAAGTTTATCTAAGCCAATGAAACGTACAACGTCAGCAGGTACAACAAATTCACCCTCACTAAGTTGTGCTGGCACATCGTCTCGCACCTCTTCGGCTAAAGAACCCACAGGAACTTCATTGCCCGATACAGGATCTACACTTGCACCATCATCTAAGAAACCGCCTTCTGCGTAACCACTGCGATACTTATTTGTCATTGTTCACTCTCTCTCGTAAATACTTTAAAGATCTTAAGGTTTGAATAGCACCTTGGGCTTGGAACAGTTCCGTACTGTTAGTAGTCTGTTCCATCTTGCGGTGCTGTTGCTCTATGAGGTAATCCATATACTCTATGTACGACCCCCAAGTTTCCTTGTTATTGCATAGGGGCTTCAGTAGGTGCAGGTTCATTGCCACTAAATCCTTCTTCGCCCGGAGTTGGTACTTGACCCATTCCTATGTTTCCGTTACCTGCTCCTGTAGGATCAGATGGTTGAGGTGCGCCTTCTGCAGGGCCAGCTTGTGCTTGTGCTTCTGCTTGTTGCTTCTGCATAATCATAGCCTGTGCTTGTGCTTCTTCAACATTGTTAGTCACCTTATCAGGATCTAGTTCCATTGACTTTGCAATCTCCCGAATGATGTACTGAGACTTCATCCAAGGTGCCAAGTTAGGATTAGCACCAACCTGTAGGAACTGCATTAAGCGTTGACTACGTACTTCATTAGCCATGAGAGACTCTGTGCCACGGGCCTTAACTTCTAAGTCACCACGGATAGACTTATCAAAGTCAAACTGCATATTGAAGTGAAAGAAATTCCTACCCATTGGGCCTAACATGTAGTCATCAATGTTCTTAATAACAGTCTTGATACCACCAGCAGCAGCATTCATCAACATGCTAATACCAGAACTAGTACGACCTACGCCTGACACACCTG